GCAGAGAAGTATGGATATAGAGTTCATTCCCTTATTGTGGAGAATAGACACAATGGAATAAATGAGCACGGAGTACCTGCCGATAAATTAGAACAAATGAAAAACCGATTTGAAATAAAGTTATGAAAAAGAAAATATTGAGTTTTGTCGCCTTGATTGGAGTGTTCACTTTAGGTATGTATACTGCGAGCCAATTTGTGTTCGGTACACCTGTGGATACTCACAGATGGTTAATTACTATTCTTGCGATTGTAATACTTTTGTCAATCGCTGACGAGACAGAAAAAAAATAATGTATGAAACTTTTTTGTAAAATTGGACTTCATTATTGGAAAACCAAAAAGGAAAAACATGAAGTAGTTGACCATCCAAAAGGTAGAAAAGACATAAGGGTTAATGTACGAGAATGTAAACTCTGTGGTGATAGACAATACTGGTCTCTACCAGATAAAAATGATGTACGGATATGGAAACCATGTCCATTCAAAAAAACCGATAAAATAACATTAAATCAAATTAAATAATATGCAAACATTAGTATTCAACACAAAAACTAAAGTAGTGACACTCTACGCACAACATCCTGGATCTAATATGATTCATACTTTCTCAGATGTTCCAACTGTAAAAGTTATGGAATCTTATTATGAAGTAATAAGAAAACAACTCGATGAAGACGGAAACGATGTTCGTGTTCCTGTTGCAAGATTTCCGATTGCAAACACAAATATGTTAATCCAAAACTAACATTTTCTTTTTTCCATTTTTTTTAGTACCTTTGGAAATACGATAAAAAAATGGAATTCGACTTAAACATATTGACTGAGTACATAGAGAAGGGTTTGGTGGTTAAAAATGACCATCCAACCCTTCCTTTGTCTATATACAACTATACCAGAAAGACCCAATACGAGAAATTGTGGGATAATATCACCAAGAGTTGTAGGGGATTAATTTTGGATAATCAGGGTAATGTAATCGCTAAATCTTTCGATAAGTTTTTTAACTATGAGGAATTAACCTTAGATGATATCCCTAATGAATCTTTTGAGGTATTTGAAAAAATGGATGGTTCACTTTTAATTGTTTTTTGGTATGAAGGTAAATGGATTGTTGCATCTCGTGGCTCATTTACATCCGAACAAGCGATAAAAGGTGCTGAACTTCTAAAAAAATACAATACAGATATTATGTTCAGACACTTAACGTATTGTTTTGAAATTATTTATTAGATTTATTCACAGAATAGTATTGTTTTTAATTATATTAGATATTTATATAAAAATAGATGGATATGAATAATGAAGCGTTTGTATATAAATGGTTTAATTTGACTAATGGTAAATCATATATTGGTTATCATAAAGGAGACATAAGTGATGGGTATATTTCATCATCACATAATCAGGATTTTTGGAATGATTTTAATAATCCGGATATGATATGGGAAAGAAAAATTATTACCGGAGGGACAAAGGATGCGTGTTTACAAATTGAACAAAAATTATTAAAAGAAATTGATTTAAGAAATGACAGGTATTATAATAACGCAAGAGGTTCAGAAATAATCTTCACTAAAGATATTTTAGATAAAATGTCAAACTCCCATAAAAAAAGATGGGAAATTATGAGTGATGAGAAAAAAGTAGAACACGCAAAAAAAATATCGGAATCAAAAAAGGGCGTTCCTCGTAGTGAAGAAACAAAAAAGAAATTGAGCGATTTATTAAAAGGAAAAACATTTATTGAACGATTCGGTGAAGATAAATCAAAAGAAATTGGAAATAAAATTAGTAATATAAACACCGGAAAACATTATCATAGTGAAGAACATAAACAAAATTTACGCAAAAAACTGATGGGTAATGATTACGGAAAATACCAAAGTCACGAAACTAAAGATAAAAAACGAATTAGGATGTGTCAACTTAATTTAGGTAAAACGCCGACTGATGAAACAAGGAAAAAAATGAGTGAAAGTAGAAAAGGAATGCCATCATTAAATAAAGGTGTGCCAAGAAAAAAAGTAACTTGTCCATATTGTGGTAAAGAAGGCGGCGAAGGATTGATGCACAGATGGCACTTTGAAAATTGTAAAAATAAATAACTTGTGGGAGGACAAAATAGAATAGTAGTTGATTACGGAGATTATGAAGGGTTAGTTTTATTAGGAACCTTTGATAATAATGGGAAAGAATATGATATAGATATTTGGAGACAATATGGATTTGATGTTGTTAAGAAATATGACGGCATACAGGATTATAAGACCCTTAAATCTTCTATCTCCAAAGAGAGGGAAGGTTATGTGATAAAGTTCAGAAGTGGTCTTAGAGTTAAAATAAAAGGGGAAGATTACGTTTACCTTCATAGGTTACTCACCGAGTTTTCCTCTGTTGATATATGGGAATACTTGAAAGACAAAAAAGATATAACCACCTTGTTAGATAGTGTTCCTGACGAATTTGACTCATGGGTAAAAAATACCGTGAAAGATTTGGTCGATAAATATGAAAATATCCTGAAAGATTATACCGAAATATTCAACGAACTGAAATCAAAAAATTTGGATACAAAAGAATTTGCTGAAAACGCAAAAAGATATGAACATCCGTCAATATTATTCAGTATGTTGAATGGAAAAGATGTATCTCCTTACATATGGAAAATGATAAAACCTGAATTTAGAAAACCGTTTTGGAAGAAAGAATCATGACACCAAGTTTAGAAAAAATATTAAATACACATATTGTTCATACAGGATTTTTTGATAGAAATTCAGTTGAAAAATGCATGGAACAATCTTATGATTTGGGGACTAAAGAATTCATCGAATGGTTATCAAAACAAGACAACCTCTCCGACAACATAAACTACATCATCGAAGAATGGGAGAACAAAAATAAATTATGAAATATTATCTTTTGGTTTTGGCGTTTCAAATTATGTTCAATATCTTTAAGGTATTGGAAATAAAATACACATACGAGAACAAGTTGATCCTATTGTTGTACAATTCCATTTACATTAACTTAGTCTCCTTAGCGTCAGTTTATTGGTCATTGGACCTTCTGTTTGAAGGTGATTGGTGGGTAATTCCATTTTATGTTGGTGGAAGTGTTATCGGAAAATGGATTGCCATGCGTCATGTTGAAAATATCAGATATAAAATATTCAAGTTATTCGGAAAAAAAATTAGTAAATTAGAAAAAAAACTCTCAAAGACAGATGAAGACAGATAAAGAAAGTAAGTTCGTATTTAAGGATAATAGACCTTTCAAAGAAAAAACATTGGATTTCCTACAAAGTCTTGTGTTTTGGAAGGGTAGAAAAAAAGGAATGATTTTTACTAAAAACATTTCTTTGGATGAACTCCGTGCGGTTTTTTTTCCAAAAAATTTTTACGAGAAATATCATTATTTAGGATCAGTTCCTTACCGACAAGATGGGAAATTGTTCAAAGCATTGTACCCTTTAGTTCTTGCAATGGATTATGAAGCAAAACCGAAATGGTGTCCAAGATGGGTTCTTCGTTTTCTACACTTGTTTGGTTCCGATAACTCCATTGTGAGAGTTCGTAATTTCACTTTACACAATTTGGAGAAAAAACTTACAAAAGGAATGATGATGTGGGATTACAAAACCAAGTGGACGGATTATGATTTGAGGATTTCAATCAACGCACCACAACATCTTCAAGATTTGGCGAATTACATAGAAACAGGGTATTTTTCCAAAGGAAGACAAGAAGAATTAGTTGGAAAGATTAAGGCTATCGATCCTGAGGCAAAAATAGTTTGGGGTAGTGTAGATAGGTTAGTTGAACAGTACAACAAATTAAACGGTAAAACAGACCAAGACTCTTATGATTATATCAGTTGAAATATTATTATCAATTTTGATTATCCTTATAATAATTCCGGTTATTTCTGTTCTGTGGGTGAGTGGAATCGATTATATGGATAAAAATCATCCTGATTACAAAGGATATGACTTATTTGATGAAGGAGAAGAAGATAAACCTCTTGACGAAGATGAAAAAGATGATATCAGAAATAAGGAGATTATTGGCTAAAAAATGAAAAAAATTAAAGAAGTATTTGTAATTTTTAATCCTTATGATAATGGATACTATGATGGGTATGGATATTTTCGAGGGATTTTGTTTAGTAAAAAATATGCCGAAAAAGAAATGGCAGTTTCAGAAATGGAAAAAATTCTCGATCGTTCAAGTGGACAAACTTTCTTAAAGATTGAATCATTTAACACTTTCTCGTGAAATCGAGGATAATTACGGGAGAGATAATTAATCTCTCCCTCTTTATTCTTCAGACATAAGTTTTTTCCACGAATCAGTAGAACTAATTAGTGCCAAATTAACCCCATTTTCCCATTTAACACTAATTATCTTTTCATTTCCATCAGGTTCAAAGGGGTCAGTCGTTACGTCGGTAACTTTACCAATCGTTCCAGGAGGAACACCAATTTCTCCATCCATGTGATAACACATAACTTTATCTCCAACTTTTAATTCCGCATTTAATGATCCTTTCATAACAATAAATATATACAATATATTTATATTCATATGGAATTTTTAATTACAGAATCTCAACTAAGAGTACTTCTTCAAGAAGAAGAAAAATCCCAACTTGGGTTATACGTGAAAAACATGTATGCCTTCACAAAACAAATGTTAAATAAAGTTTTCAAATCTTATGGTATAAACCTAAGAATGTTGTTGACTTGGGGTACATCAGTTGGAGGTTTGGTTCTTCCTCTTGACCAATATTTGAGAACTCAACATTTAGGTTTGAATGAAGAACAAAGAATGTTGGTATTAGTGGGAATTATTTTTGCGTTATTTTTTGAGACCAAAAGACCATTCATGAAAATTATGTCCTTGATTAAGGAAAATGGTTTGGAAGATATTTTTCAGGATGGACTTAGAAAAGGAACACAATTAAGAGATGCATTTACAAACTTTTTATCGTCTGCAAACACAGGAGTTGGAACATTTTTGGAGGCTATCGCCTACAGTTTCCTAATTCCTATTATTACAGATGTTCAATCCGTATTAGGACAAACAGAGGATATTGAAACCGCGGCAATATTAATTGCTGAAAGATTGTTGGCAGCAGGAGTTATCTTAGTTGGAAGACAAACTTTGATAGATGTGGTAAAAAATATTTTGAAAAAAATAGGGTAACAATACTTTAATCTACAAGATTAACAACTTCGGTACAAACTAATGGATATTCTATTCCGAAGTAAATCAAAAAATCCGATAATAAATCATTGGTTTTACGAACTACCATATAATAAGATCCACGCTCGGCAGTTAATGTTCTCTCTCCCTCCAAATCTTTAATTGTTGAAAAATATATATCTGACCCTCCTCCTGATGGTAAAATATAAAGGGTATATTCAATATATTCTTTGTCACTGACTTGTCTATAAATTTTTGTCCCTGTTAATTCCATTTTGAAGTTTGTGTGGAATTTGAAAGATTCATCGGCACCAGGAGGAATCCATTCCAAATTGAATGTATGTGTTTCTAAAAATCTATTGATTTTGTTCCATAACGGACTTGATGGTTCCATATTATTCTAATTCTTCAATTTTGACCACTAATTAATATGACCTTTTTATACCTCTGTGCCAAACAAATTTGGGTATGTGAATTTGACTGGCAATTTTCTTTATAATCAAAAATTAAAAAATTATATACCAAGTTGTTTAACATAACGACCCAAGTTGCATTTCCAATATTTTGGTGTTGCTCTATTTTTATTACCTCGGCATCCACTCACATTTTTATTTTCAAATAAAATTTTTTTTACTTGGTTATTTTGTAATCTGACATAAACTGAAAATTTGTTGGTCTCATTTTCAAAAATAAACGGAGCATCAAGATAAATTAATTGACCTTTAATCATTACTTTTTTACCCAAATCTGATTCAACTATAGAGGTATCTTCTTCGTTGAGAGTAATCTTCCCTTGTTTCCATAAAGATCTAACTTCATTAATTAAATCAAAATAAATTTCAGAATATGAATTGAAAATATTATTAGCCAGAGTTAATCCATTATCAACATGGTATTTCAGTGATTCAGAAAGTTCGACAGGTTCTTTAATAATTAAAGATTTGTTCAAATGGTCTTCTAATGTTTCTTTGATAAGTTCCCTTAAATCCATTGGTTTGATATTTCTTATAAATACTCTTACTCCCTATTAAATTTTAACTTCCAGTATACCCCTCCCATTACGTATGGGGTGAAACTGCCTGTCACTCCATCGAAAGTTCTATTCGCAACACCTCCACCAAGTTGGAATATTTTATCATCTTTTGTTTTCAACAAAATACTGGTCCCCAATGAATTAACCCAATCTTGATAACTCAACGCTCCATTCAATCCTATATAAACTTGATTCCTAACTTTTGGTGGTTCGGGGGCAGGTTCTCTTACAATTTTTGGTTTAACATTTGCGGTGAAATTTCTGGAGACAACATTATTTTGAGATATGGTGTCAAACAAATATATGACACCCTGATTATTACTCAACATTATCGTATCCTGTACAAAATTTTTCAAGTAAAAATTTTTTAAGATGAATGCGGTGTCGACTAGTGGAGTTGGTGCTGGTATTTCAACAATTTTTTCCACTTCAACCTCATATGGTACTTCAACCTCTACTTCGTATGGAACTTCTTGAGGTATTGTATCATAAACCAATTTTTCTTCTATTTCAATTTGTGGGGGAACAAAAAATTGTAAGAATATTATTATACCCACCATTATGAGTATTACTATGTGTCTGATGTCAAATATCTTTTTCATTTTGTTATAACATTAATCTTGAACCTATCAAGAAGTTGCTTAGGATTGGGGACTTAGGTTCTGTTGACCCCATTGCTCTGTAATTTAGGCTTAGTCCAAATCGTTTACTTATTTTGTAGTCGAATGATGAACCTACCAAAAAGGAAAATTGTCTGTTCACTGTAGTTTCACCTGTTCTTGAGTTGTATGATATTGGAGAGTTCATCAAGAAAACCTGTGGAGACAGGGTTAGTTTGGTATTGACTACATATGGCTTTGTCCAAAACACAACCGCTGAGGTTGATAGAGCTAATTTGAATATTCGGTCAATTCTTCTTGTTTCCGTATCAACTTTTGTGTCTCGTAACAATAAAGTTATTACTCCCACGTTATATCCATAGGTTCCATATTTGGGACTTGGTTTGATGTTAGTGTATCCAACTAATCCCATATAATTTCCTTCCAAATAAGCTGTGGTAACTGAATAAGAATGGATTTGGTTTAATTTTCCTTGTTGGAAATCCATTTTTGTGTATCCTCCACCTAAGGCAAATTGGTTTAATGTGCTCCAAATCAGGGCATTTGCTCCCCAAGATTCATTTCCCACCAATGATGATTGACTAATCCCAAATGATGCGATTGCACTGTATTTGAAATCAGGACCTTGAGTGGTTGTTAAATCTGAGGCAACCAACATTGGATTGACTGGTGCGACTTTCTTTTTGTTGTCTTTATCTTTTCCATCGGAATTATCATCTCCACCTTCTTCAGAATCACCACCCTCAGACCCACCGTCGTCTGAACCTCCTTCTTCAGATCCTCCTTCACTCGAGCTTGATTCACTTGAACTTGATTCACTTGATTTTGACTCACTTGAACTTGAGGATGAAGATGATTCTGTCGATGAGGATTGTGATGATGAACTTGAACTTGAGGATGAGGAAGTGGGTGTTGAACTTGCCGCTGACGATGATGCGGTGGAGGATGCAGTTGAAGATGCCGCAGATGAAGCCGCAGATGACGCGGCTGAAGAAGCTGCCGATGATGCTGCGGAGGACGCTGCGTTTGCCGCGGCTTGTGATACTGCTTGTGTAACTGTTTGTGTTACAACAACACTTACAGGACACGGGGCTGAAAAAATACTATTTATCCAAGTCGTTACTTCACCTGAAGTAAATTGTTGATAATTAAATATTTTTGATTTGCTTCTGACTATAACTAATACACCATTGTTTGATTGTATTGGTATAGATACAACATAGGTTTTTGAATCACAGGGGTCAATGTAAGTTTGAGTTACGACTTGCCCCTGTGATTCGCTGATGAAAAACATCACAAAAAATAATATTATCAATATTTTTATACTTTTCAATTTTCATCAGTTTCAAATAAATTATTCTGTAAAGATTCCTTTCTTAATCATTCTATCCAAAATTCTGGCACAAGCAATATCAAGAGCCTTTTTGGTCGCGATTGATATAGTAGATTGATTAAATTTGACTTCGTCTACTGTTGCGTCTGACAAAAGTGTTAATTCTCTTGTAGTGGTTGCTTCACCAAGACCTGATGCCCCAAAAACAACACCTGTCTCAGCATTTGTGAATCTAACCTGAAGACCAATTCTTGTCACCATCATATTTTTCACTCCGTCTTTTAGATTTACAGTTTCATCTTCGGAAATTGAATAATCATAACATTCGATGGTCACAAAATATTCTGCAAGATTGATTTTACCAAATCCATCAAGTTGGTTCTCTGAAATACCCGCTTGAGATGCTTGGAATTGTTTCACCATTCTATTCTTAATCTCTGTCTTGTCCTCAGTGAATTTGAATCTATTAAGATTCTCAAGGTATTCCATTGAAATGTTAGCAACACCTAAACCAACTCTTTTTTCTTTCAGTTCAGGATACATCTCATACATTTCATCTGAAATACCTGCTTTAAGAATTTGAATTGGAATTTGTTTTCCTTCATAATCCATAAACTGACTTATGTCAATTGCAGTTTCGAACGATGCCTTGTATTGCTCAGTTTTCGTACTCCCTACAGTTTGGGAAAACGCCGATATATGCACTATTAGTACATATATCGACGATAAAATAAACTTTTTCATATTGAATCTAAGTTATTCCTCAATTTGTTTATTAAGGTCTATGTGGCCAAGCCCAACCTTTTTTCTTACCTCTTAACATCAAGTAAGTCACCCCTCCGAAGAAGATTAACAAATACAATGATGGTGAACTAAATACAAACATGGCAACTATCAATAATGACAGGAATACCATAAAACTTAAAAATTGTTCCATAATTTTTACCATTTTGGAGCGGTTTCTTTGAACTCGTCTCCTTCTTTTTTCTTAGGTTTATCTGCCGCAGCAGGTTGTGATGATGGTTGACTTGATTTTTCTCTGATAATCACAGTTTCTTTACCACCAGATTGTTGCTGTTGGTTGTTATTGTTGATGATAATTGGTGTTTGTTGTTGGACAGGTGTTACAGCCGCTTCTTCATCTCCACCGATGAATTTACTTGTCATAACACCACCAGCACCTAACACCGCAGTAGTCAACAATCCGATGATTGTTTTCTTTAGCCCTGTCCATGTCCCATCATTATGGTCTTCTGTTTCTTCACTCATATTATTTTAGTTTAGTTGGTTTATTTTATTATTATTGGATATTTTACTTCTTTACCTGAGATGTCTATGAAGATTATATCATAATACCCAGCAGATTCTTTTGATAAGTCAAACACTCTTTGTGTTGTGTTATTAATTGCTGTAAATCCCTCTTTTTTAATTGGTGTTTCTTGACCAAATGGGATTATTTGTACCGAATATTTTGAGCCAATAGTCGTCTCGAATTCCATGATTACTATATTATCATTTTGGAAAACAGATTTTATACTGGTCGTAGTTGATTCAACACCTAAATTGATTACTTGTAATTCATCATCGTATGGGTTCATACATCCCTGTAACAAAAGACATCCGAGTATAATTAATATTTTTTTCATCTTAGAAATTGTTATATCCTGTTAATTTTATTTGGGTTGTGTTCAAATTGATTCCTAATTGATTTCCCTTCACAGCACTTGCGTCCATAGTTGGAGAAACTTTAATTGAGGTCAAAATATCAACTCCATTTCCGATGGTAGAAAACTTCAATTTGAAAGGGATTGATGTTCCATTTATTGGAGTTTTTTCACCTTGGTCTATTGCTCCAAATTTAATTTTTCCGTCTACTGAATTCACAAACAAATACCATGTGTTTGGTATGTTGGGTGATAATTCTTCGAATTTTATCTTGGTCGGATCGTAATCAAATTGAAACTGTAATCCTGTCACAAAATTTCCATTTGTTGTGACATTAACTGGAATTTCTATATTATTAGATGTTACAGTTACGTTTGATAGATTAACATCGATAGATGGTACCGTATTAGGGGTGTTAATAAATGACTCCGTAGACATGGTTCTAAACGCAGTGTTAGACTTCAAACTATTTGATGCTCTACTTACTACTGAGGCAACTCCATTATTACTTACCACAACTTGCGATGAGTGAGAACGATTCACATCTCCCCATAAAAGATATTTCAAGTCCAATGTTGTGTTTGTTCCAATAGTCCCTGTTTTAATATAAGTTTTAGGGAAATCGAAAGAATTCCAATTAGTTGTTGTTATTGCTCCCCAAGAATTTGATGGTGAGTCATTAAATGTAAATTCCGCTCTTAACCCAAAGTCTGGTCCTCCATTGATATTTCTTATGTATGGAGTGTAAGTTGACGTACCTATAGATATACCAGATGGTATTCTAAATGTCGCCCAAGTTCCGTCCTTCGAAACGAACTCTACAGGTCCAACATACAAATCAAATATTTGGAGTGACTTTATTTTTTCAGGTGTATAAGTCGCATCAAATTCTCTCATATCAACCAATATTCTGGATACATTTTGAGAA